CGATACTTCGTCTTTTTCCTCTTAATGCGCTTCTGCGCCCTCTTTTTTTTCTGCGTTTTCTTCGTCGTCGGCCATATGACATTTTCTTCTCCTCAGTCTCTGATTACGTCGAATGTGCGGTCAAGGATTACTCGATCGCGCCATTTTAGGATGACTCTGAATTCGTCTTCTGCTCCTCCTTTCCAGTGCAGCTCTACGTCTGCGAGTTGGATGATTCTCATGATTGCTCTGAATACTTTTGTCCACATAGTTACCTTCCGATGCCTGGTACCAGGCGTGTGAGTGATTGGAGCCCCGTGTTCATGGTTTGTGCCCAGGGGAACCATTTGATTTGTTTCTGTTGCATTTCGATCGTGAGCTCATAGGCGAGGATGTCTAGAGGCATTCGCATTTCTGAGGCGCTTCGGTAGATCGGGTTGCCGTTTTGGTCGTTGCCGATTTGGATTCGATCATTTGGATTGGCGCCCTTGTAGTACCATTCTTTGAGGAGTGCGAGAGTCGCGTTGACTCGTTGTTGTGGAATGTTGTAGCGTGCGACCTGATTTTGTAGGTCGGATAGGATTTTTTGATTGTGGGCGGTTCCTCTTTGAGCGTGTAGCGTCATGATGCGGTCGTCGAGGGTTCGTTGTAGGAAGGTGTTGTCGTGTAGTTGTCTCGCCAGGTTTCCTGGATGTAGTTCTTCTTGGAATTGTGTTGATTGTGATGTTTGGTCTCGTTGTGCGTTGAGGAGTTTTGTTTGTGCGGTTGTTCGTCCGATCTCGGCTTTCATTTTCATGGCATTCATTGCCATTTGCATGAGGCCTTGCATTGCTTTTGGGCCCTGTAGCGTTGGTTGTTGTACTGGACTGAATTTTGCCATTGCTCCTGACCCGCCGGCAGCGAGGATGGGGTTGAGTCCGGCGGCTCTGAGGTCTGCCGTTCTCCTTTGCATTGCGGTGTCCTCGCGCTCCCAGTTTTTCGCGGTCATGTCTTTATTCCATTGCAGAGTGTCTTCTGCGACTTGGTCTGCACGAGCTCCGGTGATGGTGTCTACTGTGTCACTTATGTCGAAATCCTCTACGAAGGATCTGGCGTCTGCTCCGACTCCTTGTATTGTGTCTATCCAGGATCCGATTCCCGTCATTGCTTCGTTTTCGTCACGACCGAATAGGTTTCTTGCTCCTCTTTGAATGCTGTCGATGATGTTGCCTAGTAGTCCCATGTTGACTCCTTGCGATCACGGAAAGTGATCGGTGGCCATACCGTACTTGATGTGGTATGGCCATGTGACACATTTTACTCCGTTTCTTCGTGTTCTGTCTCTGCCGGAGCCGGTTCTGCGGGCTCCGGTTGTGGATCTGGATTGAGTTTTTTTTCATGTACTTGAACTCTTGCTGCTGCTCTGCTTTTTCCTGCGACTACTAGCTTGTATTCGTCGAGTACGTCTAGTTCTGTTGGTGCGTAGTCCGGTGGTACATAGTTGTCTGGAATGTCTGTGTCTGGCGGGAATGTTGTTTTGCGCCATGCTAGGTTGAGCTCTCCTGCGGCTAGCAGTCGTTCGATCTGTTGTTGTGTAGTCATGTATCCGGCTACGTTTGTCATGCTTGGCATGGTGTTTACCTCTCCCGGTGAGGGATGAGGGTTGGCGTATACGCCTTTATCGAAGTGTGTCATGTGTTTTTTCTCCTTAGTGGTCCATCATTCCGGGTTCGCTGATTTCCGGCATTGGCCTTGCTGCTTTTATGATATTTGCATAGTTGCAAATGAATTGTGGTTCCGAGGGTGCTGCCCAGGCGTCATCTCGAGGTGTCATTTCTACGAATGTTTCATTCAGTGTTGGAGCTGCTCCGAATTGTCTGGCAATATGCCAGTGGTCGAAGCTTTCTCCTGTGTGCATTAAGCCGTGGAGCATGTTTGGTTTTGTTCTCATTTCGTCCCAGTGGCCTGCGTATCCGAATAGTGTTTCGTTGTTGGCTTTGACTGCGTCGATGAATATTTCGCGTTGTAGGATGCCTTGCTCGCTTAGGTTTGCGAATTCTGGACTGTAGAAGTCGTATCTGGTGTTGCGTAGCCATTGTCTATTGAGTCCTTGGTCGTAGGCCGGTTTTGGTCTTATGCTCATGAATCCCATTATCAGGCCGAATTCGTTTGCTCTGTAGGTGCCTATTTTGCGCCTGTCTGTGCTGATTCCGTGTCCAGCCAGGGTTCCTTGTGGTGTTGTTGCGTCTGAGCTTTCTGTTTGGAGTACTTCGCTTACGATTACAGGTTGTTTTGCTCCTCCGATGTATTCGGGTCTGTCTAGTCTGTCGTCCCCGGGTCGTACGCCGTAGTGTGCTTTGATGAATTCTTCGTATCTGACGCCTGCGCGCATGTTGCGTTCTTGCCAGCGTTGTATTTGGATTGCGAGTCTTAGGTCGGCTACGTCGAATGTTGTTGCGCCGCTGAAGTCGACGGTGTTGTTTTCCAGTGCGTCTTTGTCGTTGGCGTGGAATGGCGGAAACGGTGATGCGGTTGTGTCGTAGCTCATTGTTGTCTGATTTGCGCCTCCTGCTGCGGGCCAGACTGCGTTGGTTGTTCCGCTGATTGGCAGTGCCGGTGCGGTTCCTCTTTGTTGATCGGTAGCTGCTGCGGTGAAATAGTCTTTTTCCCAGGCGATTTTCATTAGTGATTCGTCTTTTACGTCTGTACCTGGTGCTGCGGTCCAGTCTATTTCAGTGATGAGGTTTTGATCTCTGTAGTACTCGTTGTAGATGTGGAAGTAGGCTCTCCGTGGGAAGTCCAGTGGATTGCTGTCGGCGTCTGGTTGTGTGCCGTGTATTCCGTATAGGAAGTCCCAGAGTGTGCCGTCTCCTACTTGTGGGGCCCCGCTTGGATCCCATGTTGGGAGTGTTGTTGCGTCTAGTCCGTCTGTGTCTCCTGTGATGAATATTTCCCAGTCGTCGAATAGGAGTCTGTATGGATCAAAGAAGTAGTGTACGACGATGTCGATTTGATGGATGATTGGTGCTACCAGGGGCATCGCTCTTAGTACGCATTCATATCCGAGTGTGAACACGTCTCCTGGTATAACTTCGTCGCACATTATGGGATAGAGGACTCCCATGTCTCCGGTGAACTTTTTTTCATAGCTCAGATTAAAGACTGAGCGTCCCGGTTTTATGCTTCCTGTTCTTTGGTAAATGCGGTTCATTCTTCTGTTTCCTCCGTTTCTGTGTTGATTGTGAGTTCGACGGGAGTCGGATCTAGTGCGGTCAGTTTTTCTGTTTCGTGGTTGATGGTGCCGATGTGGATTAGGTCATATTCCGCTGGATATGGGTTGTCTTTGAGTAGTTCGTTGTATTTGCGTATTGCCACTCCGTTGTTTCGTGCTTCGAATATTGGTCCGCTGCATTCAGCGATGAGGTCGCGTAGTACGTATAGTTCATTTTTCAACGTTTTTCTCCCTTGTTTTTTCTTGTGCCGCGATGTTGCGATCTGTTTGTGTGTTGGCTGTGGATATGGCCCCTCCTAGTTGGTAGTGGTGTTTTCGTTTGTGCCAGAAGTCGTGCCTGGCTTTTTTTGATTCTTGAATTCTCCTCCATTGTGTCTGGCTGATAAGCCAGGAAATGATTGGTTGATCTTGTTGTGAGTAGATTGTGAGTAGTTTTTTTTTGTAGTAGCGGGGAATTGTTACGAATTTTCCTCTCCTGGGTAGTCCGGTGTATGCGGTTTGTAGTGTGACGTGGTCTGTGGTCCAGCGTTCGCCTATTCCTTGTGACATTGTGCTGAATTGTGGTTCTTTGCCTGGATTGGCTCGTGTGTCTTTTTGTATGTAGTCGGCGACGTATCGTGCACTGGCGAGTGTGACTGTTCCGGCTTGTACATATCCTTTTCCCCAGGCTTTTTCTAGGTGATGACAGTCTGTTGTTTTTTTTGGAGCTGTACTTGATCTCCTGTAGTGTTTTGAACATATCCTGCATTCGTTGCAGATTTTGATTCCGAATAGGATCATGTGGTAGTGTGGGCGTCCGTTCCGTTCGCCGTATTCGCCGCAGGCGTAGTACTTGATTATCCGAGGTTCCACCCTCCGTCTCAGTTTCTTGAAGTATAACGTTAAGTGATTCTGGTCTAGATGCTGGAAGGTTGGGAGGTGTTCCTCGTTGTATGTCAAGGTTACGAAAGCATTGTGTTCGTGGTATTCGGCTTCGTGAACGATTCTTACGCTCCATTGTCTAGCTTTCTCTATTCGGCATGGTCTGCATTTTCCACATCTTGTGGTTATTCCTAGTGTGTCGATCACCATAGGGTGTGTACACTTCATATTCCTCCTGAGTAAACCGACGGGGGGTAGTCCCCCCGCGGTAAGGTTTTGCCTGGTCAAATGATACCAGGGCCTTCTAACGGATCGCGTGGTGGCGATCCTCACGGGTCTATAATCTGACTCCTCCTCGAGATGACCCGTATTTGTCGATACTTCGTCTTTTTCCTCTTAATGCGCTTCTGCGCCCTCTTTTTTTTCTGCGTTTTCTTCGTCGTCGGCCATATGACATTTTCTTCTCCTCAGTCTCTGATTACGTCGAATGTGCGGT